CTGCCTACCGGAAGGAAGGGCTATTCATGTTGCCCACCCATGCCGCGTTCCGAGAGGGCGGCTACTCGACCGAAGCTGGCGTCGTGGACCTTGATGCCCGGATGCAGAATGGCAAGTTCAAGGTGGGGAAGCACCTTACCGACTGGTTCGAGGAATACCGGAATTACCACAGGAAAGACGGTCTGATTGTAAAAGAACGCGACGACTTGATGTCCGCGACCCGGATCGGCGTAATGCAGATACGGTCAGCCCGCGTCGTCCCGCTCGGGAGCCGGATAGTGAACCGGGGCCCGAACGAGAAGATGGCGCAAGGTCTAGACTTCGACCTGTTCTAGAACGTCGGCAAGTTTACTAGAATGTGGACGAATTGAACCGACGCGGCTTGCGCGACAGCCACAGGGCTAGGAGCGCCGCACCGCCGTCCGTGTAGGGCTCGTTCACGGTGTTGCCGCTTTCGGTGAAGCCCGTGACTTCGGAGGTTTTGATCGGAGTTCCGGCCACGTTATCCGTCACGGCCACGTTCTTGCAGTTGAAAAGAATGATCCGGGGAACGATCACTTTTTCGGTCGGGGGCACGCCGGTCAGGATCATGCGGCTGTCGGCCTGTAGGATGTTGCGCGTGATCGTGGCCGTATCCACCCCTGCCAGCGTGGTCCCGTTCCAGTCGCAGCCGGCCATGATGTTGTCCTGCACCGTGAAGCGTTCATGGTAGGCAAAGGGCTGGCCAGTGTTGGAGCAGAACGGGAAACCTTGCGCGCCCTGGCCCGTTCCCCGGCCAAAGAAGTTGTCGGAGATCACAACGTCGGTGGTCGGGGCCATGCCCCCGCTGGTCCAAATCTGGCAACTGTCCGGGTGGTCCTGGTCGGATGCGTCCGGGTGGAGGTTTTGCAGACGGTTCCCGGTGACGGTGAAGCCCTTGACGCCCCCGCCGCGCATCGCGTCGTCCTGGCAGTTGTGGATGAAGTTGTTCGAGATCAGCAGGCGGCTAACGCCCGCATACTCGATGGCGTAGTGCAAGTCCTTGAACTCGCAACCCTCAACCACAACCCCCGCAGACGTGCTTAGGAGAAGGGCGCTCGGGGCCGTCGCCAGCGTGACTGACGGGGCGCTGCGGAAGATGCAATCCTGGAAAGTGATGTTGCCACTGCCTGTGACTTGAGCCGCAATCAGCGTCTTGGCGCGGTTGCCGGTCGGGTCCGCCGGGCCATCATAAGGCGGAAGGTCGAAGTCCACGCCCTTGAAAGTCAGGCCGGTAGAGCCCTTGACACACAGGCCAACAACTCTCGCGCCGACCAGTGAGCCGCCCGGACCTGCGGTGACTTCTCCGGTGCCCCTGATGGTGACGGGCGGGGAGAAGTTGAACCCCTTGAGGGTCACGCCCGGATAGTTGAGGCTGGCGCTTCCGGTCATGGGCCCCGTGTAAACGCCCGAGCCAAGCTGGATCGTGTCGCCCGGCTTCGCGGTCGAAAGCGCCTTGAGAAGCGACGGGCCGTCATGGACGGTCGGGAAGAGGAAGTTGCGGACGGCGGTCAGGAGGGTCATTGGAGGGGTCCTTAAAGGGGCTAGACCCCCTGTCTATCAACCTGTGAGCGAACACGCAAGTCGCGTTCCCCTCGGTGTCCAGGGCGTTTGCTTTACTTGACTAGTTGTGCTTTCATAGGCCGGTTTATTGCATTGGAACGCCCATGGTCCTGCTTCCCCTCCTTGTCGCAACTGCGTTTAACCTCCCTGGCCAGCCCTTTAACTGGCCTGTAGAGTGCGGAGACCCCTGCGTGATTAACTTCAGTCCCGGCGGAAGCGTGTGGGATTTCAGGCTTGAGGGCTATGCCTTGGCGGCGCAGAAGCGGAAGATCATCGTGAACGGCCCCTGCTTCTCTGCTTGCACTCTCCTGATTGATGTTGCGGAGAGCACAAGGCCAGGAAGCGTCTGCATCACGGATAACGCTGTCCTGGGCTACCACGAAGGTTTCTACCAGGAGAGCGGAGCAACCGTGTATATAACCCTTTCTTTCCAGACTAAGGGGCTCCAGAAACACCTGGATGAAACTGGTGGCATCCCGGCCAATAAGGACGACATGAGATACGTCTTCCCGATTGAGGCCAGCAAGTTCTATAGGATGTGCCGATGATCTCTATGAAGAACGCCACCGCTCCGGGTGGCCCCGCCGCGAACGTCCTTGGCCTGGGCGACGGCCTGAAGGATCAGGTCGAAGCTCAGATCGCAGAGCGCAAGAAGAAGCTGCTCCAGGCGGCCAATGCTGAACAGGGCCAGGGCATCTTCAACCCTGGCGGTATCTCGACCGCAGCCATGGCTCTTGGTCTCGCGCCCCGATGACCTACACAGATAACCAAGCCTACAACCCCGGACAGCAAATGTCCGAAGCGGATGAAGAACTGTTCCGTGAGATCATGCAAGACTTCTCACAGATGCAGTTGTGGCGCAACACGTTTGCTACACAATGGGAAGAAATCGCGGCTATCGTCTTGCCGGCCCACGTCAACACCTTCTACTACGGGAACTTTAACTGGCCGGGCCAGAAAAAGACCCTGCAACAGATCGACGCCTCGGCAATGATGGCGCTCCAGCGGTTCGGGGCGATCATGGACAGTCTGCTGACGCCCCGCGACCAGATTTGGCACGGCCTGGAGAGCGTTCGGCCCGAGTTGATGCGCGATAGCGCCACCCGCGCTTGGTTTCAGAACGTGGTCCAAAGGCTATTCACGGAACGCTACAGCCCCGTGGCCAACTTCTCCAGCCAGAACCAGCAGAACTATCAGATGATGGGGGCCTTCGGGACCGGGGCCATGATGATTGACCAAGCCTGTGATGTCACGGGCAACTTGGTCAAGGGGCTGCGCTACCGCGCCATCCCGCTTGGCGAACTGTTCCTCCGGGAGAACCATCAAGGGCTTGTGGACGGGTTTGTTCGGTGGTTCCGGCTCGACGCGCGGCAGTGCCTGCAAATGTTCGGCACGATCCCGGATAACCTTCGCAATGCGCTGGACGCGCAGTCGCAGACCAAGTTCAACTTCCTTCATCGCGTGGTCCCCAACATGGACCGCAAGGTCGGCTATGTCGGCCCGAAGGGGATGAAGTTCACTTCGATCTATGCCTGTGTTGAGGGCAAGTGCATCATGCAAAAAGGCGGCTACCACAGCTTCCCCATTGCGGTCGGCCGCTATGACCAAGCGCCGCAGGAAGTGTATGGCCGTGGCCCGATTATGATGGTGCTGCCGGCGATTAAGACACTTAACGCCCAAAAGACCACTTTTTTGAAACAGGGACACCGCGCTTCCGACCCGGTTCTCCTGACCGCCGATGACGGGCTCATGGACGTTTCCTTGCGCCCTGGCGCGATGAACAAGGGTGGCGTGAGCGCCGATGGCCGGCCTCTGGTCCACATCCTGCCCACCGGCAATATCCAGATCAATGAGAAGATGATGGACCGGGAGCTTGGGATCATCAATGACGCCTGCTTGGTGAGCCTCTTTCAGATCATGGAAGAGAGCCCCAGCATGACCGCTACTGAGGTCATCGAGCGCGTGAACGAGAAGGGCATTCTCATTGCGCCCACCGTTGGGCGGCAACAATCGGAATATCTTGGCCCAATGATCGACCGGGAGCTTGATCTCATGTCCCGGTTGGGTATGCTGCCTCCCATGCCACCGGCTCTAGCCAAGGCCAAGGGCGCTTATAGCGTCCGCTACCTGTCACCCCTCGCCAGGGCGCAGCAGGCGTCCAAGGCGGCCGGGTTCGCCCGCGCCCTGGAACTGACCACTCAGGTTGTGAACGCGACCCAGGACCCGAGCCTATTCGACATTTACGCCTTCGACCGCGCGCTGCCGGATGTCGCCCGCATCCAGGACACGCCGGAAGATTGGCTGGCCACGCCCAAGGAGCTTCAGCAGAAGCGCCAGTCGCGTCAGCAGGCGGCCGAACAGGACGCTCAGATCAAGGCCGCTCCCGCACAGGCCGCGATTATGAAGGCTCAAGCTATCCAGGCCAAGGCCGGGCAGGCGAACGCGGTCACTCAGGCGCGCACTGTGCAGCCGGGACAGCAGGCTCCGCAGGCCGCCCAGCCCGCTCAGACCCTGGGCCCACAGCAACCGCAGCAGGGACCCGGACAGTGATGGACCTGATTACGTTCGTTCTAGACGTGGTTGGTATGGTGGCTTTCGGCGTCTGCGCGATCCTCACCTACCGCGCGTTTCGCAAGTGAAGGAGAAGGACAGTGAGAAGCATATTCACGGCTCTGAAAGAGCAGAGACAGCACCAAGATCGCGCGCTTGTAATCTATAGCAGCGACAGCGATATAATCCGGCGGTTCATCCGGGGCGACGGGAAACACCCGAAGTTGACACACGTTGCATCCATGGGAGAGTATCAGGAAAACTGGGCAGAAGGCATTTGGGCCTTCTTGCGAACTCCTGATAAGAAGTTTCAAGTTGCCCGATAGCCCGTATCTCATAGAGAACGAGACTACCGCATCCTTACAGGGCCTCGATCTTCTCCGCAGGCTGAAGAAGGATTACAGCGATGTATTCCTTTCGCCAGCGGGTCAGCGGGTATTGCAAGACCTAGCGAAGGTTTGCCGCGCCAACAAAACTTGCTTTCACCCTGATCCTAGGATACACGCCATGCTAGAAGGACGAAGAGAGCTTTGGCTGTATGTCCAACAGAACCTTAACCTCACACCCCAGCAACTCTTTGAGTTGTATGCGGGCAGAACAATAATGGAGCACGAAGATGGCTGAAACCCCCGCACCGGCCCCGGCCGATATACCCGCCCCCGCCCCCTGGACTACCGGGATGGACGCCGCCGACATCGGCTGGCTTGAGAACAGGGGATGGAAAGACCTGGAGCCGGGCAAGGCCGCACAGGAGGCCATCAAGGCTTACCGTAGCGCCGAAAGCCGCCTGGGCATCCCGGCCGATCAAGTCGTCCGCTGGCCCAAGGACGCCACGGATGCGGAGAATTGGGCGACCGTTCGCGAGCGCCTGGGGGTTCCCAAGGAAGCCTCCGAATACGACTTCAGTTCAGTGAAGAAGCCGGACGGCGGCGACCTGGACGCGGCCTTCCAAGATTGGGCCAGAGCGACCGCCAGCGGGCTCGCGCTCCCGAAGGATGTTGCGCCCAAGCTCGCGGCCGAAGTGGTTAAGTTCAACGCGACCAAGGCCGCTGAAGACGCAGCCGCTGCCCAAGCCGCACAGGTAGAACAGGAGGCCAAGCTCCGGGCCGACTGGTCCACGAATTACGACGCGAACCTGTTTGTCGCAAAGGGCGCGGCTCAGGCCCTGGGCATTGGCCCGGAGGTTGTCGATGCCCTGGCCAGGGCTGGCGTAGGCTACGCCGACACGCTCGAAATGTTCCGCAAGATCGGGGCGCAGATCGGGGAAGACAAGTTCGTCCGCCCGCTCAACCCCAATGCCAGCGGCGTGAAGACCCGCGATGGCGCGGTTGCAGAACTGGCGGAACTGAAGACTGACGAAGCCGCCGTTAAGCGGTATCTATCTGGCGATCAAGCTGAAGTGCGGAAGTGGAACGCGCTTCATGTCATTATCGCTGGAGATGATGTTGAGGAAAGCCGTCGAAGGGCAATGCGCTAAAGTAGTGCGCTTGACACGCTACTGCTTTCGTGATTTTATGTAGCTGTTCGGGGCCCCCGTGATTTGGATACGGCCAGGATGAAGCCACAAATCACGGTGTAACTCGAAATGTCCGAAAACCTTTTCACCCTCTTCACCACGCAATTCTCGACTGCGCTCGAACTCAAGCTTCAGCAAATGGGTTCCAAGCTGCGCGGCAAAGTGCGTGGCGGGACCCACGTTGGTAAGCAGGCTTCCCCTGTGAACCAGATCGGCGCGATCCAGTCCTCGGCCCCTGCCGGACGCTTCGCCCCGAAGAACCGCACCGACGCGACGTTTACACGGCGTTGGGTGTTCCCGACCGACCGGGAAATCGACCAGCTTATCGACAGCTACGACGAACTTCGGACCATCGTGGACCCGAAGAGCGAGTATGTTGAGAACGCCGCGATGGCCGTTGGCCGTGATTGGGACGACAACCTGATCTCTTCGGCCTTTGGCACCGCGCAGACCGGCATCGACGCCAGCGCGTTCACCCCCGAGAACTTCAACGCCTCGACTTCGGTGGGCAACGCCGGCTTCCAAGTGGTCAGCAACTTCGGCGCGTCTTCGGCAAACGGTCTCACCGTCGCCAAGCTGATCGAGACCCGGCGCGTCTTCCGCCACAACCACGTTGACCTTGACAATGACGGCATGACGCTGGTCATTGGCAGTCAGCAAGAAGCCGATCTCCTGAACCAAGTTCAGGTGGTTTCCAGGGAATACAATGACAAGCCGGTCCTGGTGGACGGGCGGGTCACTCGCTTCCTCGGCTTCGATGTTGTGGTCATGGAACGCCTCAACGTCGCTTCCAGCGTGCGGTCCTGTATCGCCTTCGTGAAGAGCGGGCTCTACCTCGGCATGTGGAAGGACGTTACTAACCGCGTCTCCATCCGCAACGAACTGTCGAGTGAACCCTACGATCTCTTCACTTCGCACACCTTCGGCTCTACCCGCACTCAGCCGGGCAAGGTGGTTCAAATCTCCTGCGCCGATACGGGCGGCGCGGACATCACCCCGTAAGGAACTCCAATGGCCGCTGACACCCTTAAGTCCACTTCGATCACGTCCCTGGACGCAACGCCTAACCCGAGCGCGGTTACGACCGGCGAAGGCGCGGCGGGGCTCGCCCGCACTCACTCGGACTATGTGACCCCGACCACTGGTGGTCTGGCTTCCACTTCGTCCACCTACAAGGTGCTGCGGGTCAAGTCGAACATCAAGCTGAAGCGCCTGACTTTCGACAGCGACGCGGCGATGGACAGTAACGCCACCCCCACCCTTGCATTCGATGTCGGTGCCTACTACTCCGACAGCACTGTTGACGGCACTGCTGTCGCCAACCAAGGCGTGCAGATTTCTGCCAACTGCTTCGCCGCTGCTCTTGTGATCCCGGCCACTTCTGGTGCACAGCACAACTCCAT